AACGAGCCTTTTGGTAATATTTCAGTACATGTCCTAATGTTAGGTTTTTTATCAGGATCGTGATTCCTAAAATCAAACTCTAACTCACCACCTTCATATTCTTTTGGATCTGTTAAACTTACTGTAACAGATAATTTTCTTATTTTACCATTTGACTGATCTTTGCTTACGTAAGGGTTCTCCCAACTATCGCAATGCCAATCATAATATTGACCTTTTTTATATATTGTAAATTGACAATTTTCTGACCAGTCCCAATCAAAATTCCAACCTGCGTTTCTGTTAGCTTCATGCACATAAGGTTGTATCTCTTTATAAATCCAACGATCACTCATCCAAATTATGTTAGAGTCTCTTTTTCTTTGTAAATCTTTTATTTCTTCTTTTGTAAGCGGATCTTTACTCAAATCTCTGTCTCTACCATAACCACCTGTGATAGCCATATGTTCTTTTTGTTTTTCTGATTTTCCGTATTTAACAATTAAATCACATATTCTTTCAGGAATAGCAGATTGAAAATACCAAAAGTAATTATTTAGGTTCATAAGTAGTTGTAAGTCATTGTCAGTATTGTATTTAATTTATCAGATTTGTTTTCTGTAAAAAAATATCTCTGTGTTGATGGAAATATATAATAGTTGTTATTTTTTATTGGAATATGCCAAGTTCTACCTGCTCTTCTATTGTCTGCATACTCTATGACTAGATCGCAATCCCCATTAATATCTACACCAAAAACACAAGTGTAATCTGCAGCGTTCCTTAAATCTACAGGATCTACATTATTTCTATTAAGTGATTTTTCTTTTGGCTCTAAAACGTTTCCAAAATTAAGGACAGGTATTAAAGAATGATAATGTTCAGCTTTAAAATGATCTCTAATATAATCTTTCAACCATTGTAACGGTAATGAAAACTCGACATTGTAATCGTTATAAGAATAATCTTTTTTATTTTTACTAACTCTGTTTCCGTTTACAAAAGAATTAATGATACTGTTTTTTATTTCTTTAAGATCTATTTCAAATCCTTTTGGTGTTTTTACCTCACCGTGAATTAAACTAATTTCTGACAGCACCACCTTCTGCATAAAATTATTGTTTAGCCGTTTCTCTCCGTTAAGTCCCAGGATTGACCTGATTCATTCCATTCGTAAATATGTGTATCAACTTGTTCTGCAGGCACCGCTGGTCTATCTCCTATAGGTGATTTCCATGAAGCTGTTGCCATGTCTTTTACCCAACTAGCAAAAGGTTTTGGAGGCCAAAACATATCTTCATCCTCATCATATGTGTAACCTACACCGGCGTAGTTTCCTCTAAGAGGTGTTCCTCCTAGTCTGTGTTGATTTTGTGAAGTGTTATAAGATGTTTGTTTCCAAAGAGGCCAGTGATGAATTCTCTCCAAATATTGTCTACCTATCTCCTCTTCTTCAATACCATCAGCATTTTGTAAGTCTTTGTTATCCACTACGTGAACTCCAATGACTTTACTATTTAATCCTATTTTTGCAAAATGTGCCATAATGTTCTCCTTATATATTATCTGTTAAAGTTTGTAAAACCATTAATTTTGAAATTTATACCTAATTACCACTAGTCCACTTCCACCTGCACCTGAAGGAACTGGTCCTATTCCTCCTGCTCCTCCACCACCTCCAGTGTTAGCTGTTCCTGCACATGCGTTTCCTCCAGGGAAACCTCCTTTTCCGCCACCACCTGCACCTTGATTACAACCTGATGTTCCATCTGAATAAGCTGCTCCACCTCCACCACCTCTTTGAACCGGAGAAGCAGTTATTGATGTAGTTACTCCTGCACCACCTGAACCACCGCCTGTTGGTGAACCGTCAGCTCCAGCGGCAGATGCTCCGCCTCCACCACCTCCAGCGTTTTTTGGATTTGGTGAAACATTTCTATTTCCTCTACCACCATTTGTGCCTTGTGCTGGGGTTACTGGTGGGCTGTTACCTGTGCCTGCTGCACCAGTAGGCATACCTCCACCACCTGATCCACCACTAAGTCCTGCTACTGCACTTCCTGCATTTGGACCTCCACCACCACCGCCACCACCGGTTGATGTAATAGTTGAAAAAATTGAAGGCTCTCCTGTTGTTCCAGGTTGGTATGGGCCAGCTAAAGGTGTGCCTGCTCCTCCTGCCCCTACTTGAATTGGATAAGTTGCAACCGGAACAGATAAACCTGTTCCAGCATCTAAAGGACTGTCTGTGTACGGGTCTGATGAACATTTACCCTCTCTAAAACCTCCTGCGCCACCGCCACCACCACAACCTGCGCCACCACTGCCTCCTCCAGCCAAAACCATGTAAGATACTTTATTAGATCCTGATGCTGTGCCTGAAGCTGAAACGACAAAATTACCGTCTCCTGTGAAAGTATGAATTTTAAAATCTCCTGAAGTTGATTCCGTCCCACCAGTCGCTGTTACATAATTAGGTGCGCCTGTTACGTCTTCCGTGGCGTCATTGATTTGTTTCCAGCCCCTAGTGCCATCAACATAAATTAATGTAACAGATGAACCTTTAGTTGCTAAAGTGGCATTAAAACAACCACCGTTAATTTTTGATGAATTTCTATTTACAGTAACTGAATTATTATCCCATGTTGAAGCGTAGTCCGCTAATGCAACAATATCTCCTGCACTAGGAGATGCTGGAAGTGTAACAGTTACAGCTCCGCATGTCGTATTAACAAAAAACCCATCTCCGCTTACTGCAGTAAATGGTGATGTTTTAGCTGTTGTACACCAGTCTACAGTTCCGGTTCTACCGAACCCTGATTGTGTAGCACCTGGTGCTAAAGTTACAGCTGTGCAAGCACCACCTAATGTAAGTGTGCTTCCTGTTCTTTTTTGTATCTCGTTTACTTTAATTATACTCATTATTGAAATTTATACCTTATTACTACGATTCCTGAACCTCCTTGTCCACCACAAGTTCCGGATCCTGTTCCTTTATTTCCTGCTCCACCGCCACCACCTGTGTTAGCTGTTCCTGGATTACCTGCTGATCCTCCGGACCCTCCAGCAGCTCCACCACCACCAGATCCTCCAGATCCCGCTGAGCCTCCTGGTGTTTGACCTTGACCACCGCCTCCACCAGCTCTTGTTACTGCTGATCCTGTAATTTCTGTTGAAACTCCTGCTCCACCTGCTCCACCTTGTTTTGGTGAAGAACCATTAACACCAACTGCGCCTGCACCACCACCGCCTGCACCAGCTCTACATCCACCTACAACTCTTCCTGAACCACCATTATTACCTTGAGGTGGACTGACTGGTGGTTGATTACCATCACCATTAGGTTGACCTTCTCCAGTAGCCCCACCACCTGAACCACCATTAGCACCATCGTAAGGCGCTCCAGCGTTTCCACCGGCATCTCCACCTCTACCACCACCTGTTGATGTTATAGTTGAAAAAATTGAAGGTTCTCCGTTTGTAGACCCACTTGCTGAACCAGCACCAACTTGAATTGGAAAAGATGTTGCAGTTACTGTTAAACCTGAACAAGCTGCAGCTAATGGACTTGCTGTGTAAGGAGTTATCGGTGCTGTTCTACCTTCTCTAAATCCTCCAGCTCCACCGCCACCTGATGAACCATGCTGATAATCGCTACCATAACC